AAAATTACAGGAGACCAAAAGGATGAACATTATGTTGACGAAAGAACAGGAAGTGTACGTGAGGCGGAATATACAACAATGTCTCGAAGGCCTGGTATCGGAGCTCTGTGGTTCGATCGATATAGAACCGATTGCTACCCATTGGGGACAAAAATTGTTCGTGGAGTTGAGGTTAAAGCTCCCAGATATTACGATGGTTTGTACGAGCGAGCTTGCCCCGAAGGTTATAGACAGTTGAAAGCGAAGAGAAATAGTTTGATTAACGTTCTTGAAAATACTATGAGTAGGTTACTTGTGAAAGAGGAGTGTGCTCTTCACAAAATTGCTAAATTGAAAAGGGAGTTAGAATATGTCTAGGCGTAAAGGTGATCTTGTAGATGATTTGAGTAAGGCTACTGCTTCTACAGTTGAAGAGTTACGTAATGCTCTTGCGATTAGTTCGAGTGGTGAGGCTATGCGGCTGATGTCGTTGCATAGAGATTTTTATCACACAACAGACAAAAAAGATTGTAAGATCTGCCGATCTTTTCGGCGTACCATCTTGGGAGGTCTCTCGAAATGATATTGAAAGTATTTTCTGTTTACGATTCTAAATCTGCGATGTTTAATACCCCTTATTTTTCTACCACAACCCCTGCTGCAATTCGTTCCTTCAGTGATTTGGCTAATGATCCTAATACGATGGTTTGTAAGCATCCTGGTGATTATGTTTTGTATGAGATAGGGGAGTATGATGATTCAACCGGTAAAATGGTGAATTATCCTGAGCATCATCATCTTGGCGTTGCTTCACAATATAAAGAGGAAAGAAAATCATCTGTTGTTTCTTTAGCGGAGTTGGATAAAATATCAATGAAAGGGGAGAAATAAATTATGGGAATAGGTAACCGGTATGCGGATCACAGTTTTGCGAGAGTACCTTCTGCGGAAATTCCGCGATCGAGCTTTGATAGATCGCATTCACACAAGACTACGTTCGATACCGGTTACTTGGTCCCGTTTTACGCGGACCTTGCATATCCGGGAGATACCTTTCATTTAGATGCCACTATTTTTGCCCGGCTATCGGCTACAGCGTTGGCGAACCCGCCGATGGATAACTTATACGTTGATACGTTTTTCTTTGCGGTACCAATTAGATTGATTTGGTCTAATTTCCAGAAGTTTATGGGAGAGCAGGATAACCCTGCGGACTCGACGTCGTATTCGATTCCTCAGTGTACATCTCCGGGAGGTGGTGCTGGTGTTGCGACGGGTGATGTCGGTGACTACCTTGGTTTACCTACGAAGACAGCTGCGGCCATTACTTTTAACAATCTCTGGCATCGTAGCTACAATCTTTGTTGGAATAAGTGGTTTAGAGACGAGAACTTACAGAATTCTGTTACAGTGGATACGGGTGATGGTCCTGATACTTATAGTAACTATAGTTCTCTTCTTCGTCGCGGTAAGCGGCATGATTATTTTACTTCATGTCTTCCCTGGCCTCAGAAGGCTACAGCTGTTTCCATTCCTTTGGGAACGTCGGCGACGGTGAAAACTTCTGCTACTAATTTGGTTACTGGTGCTCAGGAGGCTTTATCTCTTTTACGTACCGATGGTAATAATCCAACCGCTGGTAAAGGTTTAATGGTTGGTACACCATCCGGTGCTCGTTTTTATCCTTATCAGTCGACAGCTAATGATGCTGGTTCTGCTGATAATCCTCTTTATCCTGCTAACTTGTATGCTGATTTATCTACTGCCACCGCTGCTACGATTAATTCTCTTCGTTTAGCTTTTCAGCTTCAGAAGTTGTACGAACGTGATGCGAGAGGAGGTACTCGTTATACAGAGATTATTAAGGCTCATTTCGGCGTTGTTTCTCCTGATGCTCGTTTACAACGTCCTGAATATCTTGGCGGTGGTTCGATGCCTATTAATGTTCACCCGGTCGCTGGAACAAACCAGCTTGGGACTACGACTACGGCACCTGGTAAACTCTCCGCTTTCGGAACCGCGTCAGGTTCTGGTCATGGTTTTTCTAAGTCTTTTGTTGAGCATTGTATTCTTCTTGGTTTGGTTAATGTTCGTGCGGATTTGTCGTACCAACAGGGAATGAATAGGATGTTTTCTTATCGTACGAGGACGGATATGTATTGGCCGGCTTTGGCTAATATTGGCGAACAGAGTGTTCTTAATCAGGAGATATATGCAGATGGATCGGCGAACGATGCGCTCGTTTTCGGCTATCAAGAACGTTATGGAGAGATGCGTTATAAACCTAGTCTTATCACGGGAAAGTTTAGATCTAATGCAACTGGGACGTTGGAGTCGTGGCATCTTGCCCAAAATTTTGGTGCCTTGCCGACACTCGGATCCACGTTTATTCAAGATAATCCTCCTGTATCACGTATCGTTGCAGTTACCACGGAGCCCCAGATTATTATGGACAGTTTCATCAAATTGATTTGTGCGCGGCCGATGCCCATGTTTGGTGTGCCGGGTAACATTGATAGGTTCTGATGTCTTGGCTTAGCAAGACTGTTTCGAAAGCTGTTAACTCGGTCAAAAAGCATCCGATCGAGTTGATTAACCCGTCGGCGGGTTTGGCTAGTTTGGTTGGTATGACGCCTGAGAGTTTTACTCTTGGTGAGTTAGCGGTTGGTGCTGGTGCTTTAGGTGCTGGTGCTCTTATGGGAGGAGGTGCCGCTGGAGCTGCCGCGGGAGGTGCTGGTGCTACTGCTACTTCTGGTGCTGGTTTATCTTCTGCTGGTGGAGTTCTCCGTGCTTTAGGAGGTGGTGCTGGTTTATTGGGTCCCCTGTTAGGGGCAGGGGCCTCAATTTATGGGTCTCAGCAACAGGCTGAGGCGCAACGTGAAGCCAACGAGGCGAATATTCAGTTGGCACGTGAGCAAATGTTGTTCTCTTCTCAGCAAGCTGCTCGTGAGATGGATTTTCAAGAGAGGATGTCTAATACGTCTTATCAACGTGGTATTGAGGATATGAAGAAGGCTGGTATTAATCCTATTATGGCTGCTGGTAATGGTGGTGCTTCAACTCCAGGTGGTGCGATGGGAAGTGGTAGTGCTCCTGATATTAAGCCTGTTCCCTCTGTTGTGGCTAATGCCTTGTCTTCTGCGGTGGACGTGATTCGTACGTATGCTGATGTTAATAAGTCGTTCGCGGATGCTGATGCATCTCGTGCCTCTGCTCATTTGTCTCGAGAGAATATACCGAAGGTTCGTGCTGAAACTGGCAAGACCATTGCGGATACTGAAGGGTCTAAATTTGAACAGCGTACGTTTAAGTTGTTTAATGATTTGTTTGATCGTATCAGAAGTGCATGGGATAATTCTGCGAAGAAGCCAGGTGGAATTCCGTTTGGTCCTTCGTTTGATGGTAATCCTTTTTATAAATAGGAGGTTATATGCCACGTAAGATGACTGCGGAAGAAAAGGAGTATCAAAAGTTACATCCGGATGCGATTTTCTGTTTGGATGAATCCTTGACGAAACAAGAGTTTAAGGAAGAATGTGATGCTAATGAAATACTGCGTCGCGCGGCTAATGGTCAAGATTTATCGGCTGTTCTTAATTCGCGTGTTGCGCAATATGGTGATTTTACTAACATTCCTGATTTTCGTGAGTCAATGGATTTGATTGCTCGTGCTAATGGTATGTTTATGCAGCTGGATTGGAAGCTGCGTGAGCGTTTTGGTAATGATCCAGCCAAACTTATGGATTTTCTACAGGATCCTGAAAATCGTGATGAAGCCGTTAGGCTTGGTCTTGTTAATGCTCCGAAGGAGCAGCCCAAGGGCGATGTTCAGCCCGCGGGAGCCGTACCGCCGGCGGGCGGTACGGAACCTAAGCCAGCGTAGCTGGCGGCCGCACAGTGCTACCACTTGATGTAACTGTGCGGACTGACACCAAATTCTGTTTGGTGGAAGTAGTAGAGGGGTGCTTGTACCCCTCGTTAGGGAGGGTTAATGCTAGAGCGAGAGCGAGAGAAAAGGGAACCGTATTTGTTCCCTCCTAATGAGCATGAAAGGTGGATGCAGGATGTGCGGGATGAGCGCGAGGCACGAAGGCGCCGTTATTTTGCAAGTCGGAGAAAGGAGGCAAAAAATGTCAAAGAGACACCGTATGTCCCGTAGTGGATCAAGGTCGTCTTTCACGCGCAATGCGTTGCGTATTCACCCGAAGAATGACTTGGGTGCTTTGCATGTGATGCGTGGTGGAATTCGGCTGTAATGCCGTGTTACCATCCTTTAAAGGGTGTAAGGGGAGCGGTCAACCCAGATACTGGGAAGCGGCCGCTCCTCTTTGATGTTAAGCTTGTTGATTCTTCGAGTCAGTTACCTACCTTAGTACCTTGTGGCCAGTGTGTTGGTTGCCGTTTGGAATATTCGCGTCAATGGGCGATGCGCTGTTTGGATGAAGCGAAGATGCACAAGGAGAATTCTTTCATTACGTTGACGTATGATGATGCCCATATCCCTGTCGATAGGTCTTTGGAGCGCAGGTCCTCCGTTGGTATTGATGGTAAGGTTAAGCCTGAAGGTGCATTTCAATTGTTTATGAAGCGTCTGCGAAAGCGGTTGAATAAGAAAGTTCGCTTTTACCATGCGGGAGAGTATGGAGAGCGGTTTGGACGGCCTCATTATCACGCTCTCATTTTTGGGCATGGTTTTTCTGATCGTCAGTTTTTAAAGAGAACGGGAAGTGGTTTTAATATTTATATGTCAAAGGAGTTGCAAAGTTGTTGGCCTTTTGGTTATACTTCTGTTGGTGACGTTACGTTTGAGTCTGCTGCGTACGTCGCTCGTTATGTGATGAAA